CGAAGGGGTCTCGAAGGTCGCCGGAAAGGGCTTGGCGGGGCTGGGCAAGGAGATCGGCGGGGCCGCGCGCAACGCGGGGGACATGGCGAAGTCGGCGCCGTTCCTGAACCAGCTACGGGTGATCTTCGACGGGCTGCGGCCCATCGTCGCCAACGTCGCCAACGGCCTGCTGTTCCTGGTGCGCGTGCTGATGAACGTGCTTCAAGCGGCCCTGCCGATGGCCCAGGATGCTGCCCAGATCTTCCGCGACGCGGCCGAGGCCATGGCCAACTGGACCGCCCGCAACCTGGAGAACGGCAGACTCACAGCCTGGCTGAACAAGTCGTGGGAGATTTTCAAGCGCACCATCGGCGTCATCGTGGACGTCCTGATCGGCCTGTTCAACATCTTCCGCATCGGGGCCGGATACGCCGGTGAAATGGGCTCCTCGATCGAGGACGCGGCCTACAAGTTCCGCCTGTGGACCGGCAGCGCCGAAGGCCAGGCACGGATCAACCAGTACTTTCAGGACAGCCTCCCGGCGCTACGCGAGATGGGCAAGCTGCTCGGGATGATCGTGAAGGGCTTCGGTGGGCTGGCCGCCAACCAGAACGTAGCCCCGCTGCTGAACCAGATCCGCACCGAGTTCGCGCCCGCGCTCGGTGAGCTGGTCTCGAAGCTGTCCGGCCAGCAGGGGCTCGGCCCCGCGCTGATCGAGGCGGCGACCGCGCTGGTGCGCTTCATGGCCGAGCTGGACTTCTCGGCGCTGACGATGTTCGTGCTGGCCATCGCGAGGTTGGCTGAGTCGGTCGTGTGGATCATGCAGAACGTGCCAGGCGCGTCGATCCTGATCTCGGGCCTGGTCGGCGCCTTCCTCGGCTTCAAGCTGCTGGGACCGGTGTTCACCCTGGTAGGCAAGGGTGCCGACGCGTTCAAGTGGGTGAGCAAGGCGCACGCCGGTGTCGGCGAGCTGACGCTGGCACAACGCCTGTTCGGCACCGTGAGCCGCGCGCTGGGGCCGATCTTCACGAAGCTGGGCGGCTTGATCGTCGGCGTCATCCGGGCCATCGGCGCGGCGATGCTGGCCAACCCGATCCTGCTGGTCATCGCGCTCGTGGTTGGCGCGCTGGTGTTCATGTGGTTCAAGTTCGCGTGGTTCCGCGACGCCGTGATGGCGGTCTGGGAAGCGATCAAGACGGCCGCCGTGGCGGTCTTCCACGCGATCATGGCGGCGGTGCGCTGGGTCGTCGACACGGCGGTCTCGGTGTGGCAGACCCTGGTGTCGGCCTGGAACGCGGTCGTGGGCGCGATCAAGACGGCGGCGATGTGGCTGTGGACCAACGTTTTTCAACCGGTGTGGAATGTGATTGTCGCGAGCGCGCGAGTCGCATTCAATATCATTAAGACAATCGTGCAAATTGTCGTCTACGTCATTATGGTGATCGTCTGGCTTATCGCCACCGTTTTCGAAGCGGTTTTCAAGGCGATCATTGCGGTAGCCAAGTGGGCCTGGGAGACAATTCTTCGACCGATATTCACGGCCATTGCCACGGTCGCGGTCGCGGTGTGGAACGCGATCAGCGCAGCGGCCACGTTCATGTGGAACCTGATTAGCCAGGGCGCCATGTGGCTGTGGAACACGATCATCCTGCCGGTCTACACCGCCGTCCGTGATTTCCTGGTCGGCGTCTGGAATGCGATCCTCGGCGCCGCCCAGGCTGTTTGGAATGGCATTTCCAGCGCGGCGAGCACGGTCTGGAACAGCGTCCTTTCGCCGATCTTCAACACCATTCGCAACGTCGGCACGGCGATCTGGAATGCCATTTCGAGCGCCGCGAGCGCGGTGTGGAACGGCATAAAGTCGCTGGTCAGCGGCGTGTGGAGCTTCCTCAAGCCGATCTTCGACGCGATCGGCAAAGCGGGCTCGGCCGTGTGGGACGGCATCAAGGCCGCCGCCGACGCGGCGGGCAAGGTCATTCACGGCATCTGGGACGGCATCATGACCGTCATCAAGGCCGTGTGGAACGGCATCGCGACCGTGTGGAACGCGATCCCGTCGGTCACCATCCCGGACTGGGTGCCCGGCGTCGGCGGCAAGACCTTCGGCCTGCCCAAGATGCCCAAGCTCTGGCACGGTGGCGAGGCCCCGCCCGGCAAGGCGCTCGTCGGCGAGCACGGCCCGGAGCCCGTCGTGGTCAACGGCCAGGTCACCGGCATGGTCGGCCTCAACGGGCCGGAGATCACCAACCTGCCCTCGGGTGGCTACGTCGTGCCGAACCTCTCGACCCTCGACGCGCTGCCCGGCCTCACCAAGACCATCCCCGCCGGGGTCGCGGCGGCCGTGGCGCGCTCGGTGCCCGGCTACGCCGACGCTCTCGGCCCCTCATCCTCCGGCGGCGACTCCGGCCTGTCCGGGGCCATCGACCGCCTCTCGCGCTCCCTGGACGGCCAGATGCCGCCGGTCAACGTCAACGGCAGCGGGGACATCAAGAAGGACGTACTCGACGCCTGGCGCGCGTTCAGGCGTGAAGAGGAGGCGCACGGGCGCTACAAGTACGAGACGGCGGGCAGGTAACCATGGCAGTCGTTCTGATCCGCGACCCGCTCACTGGGAAGTCCTTCCCCGGCATCGAGAACAACCGCATGTACCTCTACGGCGAGGGCGGCCAGGTCAGCTTCTCCGTGGCGGTCGCCCCGCGCGCCATCACCTACGACAACATCGGTCAGGTCTGGGTCGAGACCGAGCGCTCCGGCCGCGAGCCGCTGCTGCTGCGCAAGGGCCTGCGCCTGGAGACCATGGCGTTCTCGTTCCTCGCGGTGGACGTCAACAACATGTTCGCCCCGCAGGCGGGCGCCGTGAACGCGATCCGCGCCCTGGCCCTCACCCGCGAACGGGTGATCGTCCGCTACGGCCCCCAGGAGTCCGGCCTGTGGCGCGTGGACGACATGTCCTACTCCTCCGAGCTGCGCCACCCGGTCACCAACGAGATCACCCGCGCGATGATCTCGGTGACCCTCAAGCAGGCCAGCGACGCCGCGCCCGCTGTCGGCCCGGTCACCGGCGGCACCCAGCCCGCCCCGGCGCCACCCACGCCCGCACCGCAGCGGCGTTACACCGTGGTCAAGGGGGACTGCCTGTGGCGCATCGCGCAGCGCTACTACGGCAAGGGGAGCCTGTGGCCGCGCATCTATGACGCCAACCGCAGCCTGATCAAGAAGCCGGACTTGATCTACCCCGGCCAGGTCTTCGTGATCCCATGACCACGCTCACCGCCGCGCAGGTCGCCGTCCTCGTCAAGCAGGCGGGCTTCCCCGAGTCCGACTGGGTGACCATGGTGGCCGTGTGCAAGGCCGAGTCCGGGTTCCGCGTCGAGGCCAAGAACCCCAGCAGCTCGGCGTCGGGCCTGTTCCAGATTCTCTGGTCCGTGCACAAGCAGTACGACCAGCGCAAACTGCTCTCCGACGCCGCCTACAACACCAAGGCCGCCTACGACATCTACAAGTCGCAGGGCAAGCGCGCATGGGTGGCGTACAGCTCGGGCGCCTACCAGAAGTACATGAACGAGGCCCGTCAAGGCGTCGCGCAGGCCGCCAGCGTCACCGGCAACCCGTCCCTGCCCGGCAGCAGCGGCACCGCCAACGGCGACGGCAGCTCGACCCCGGCCGTCACCTACGGGCCGCTCGGCCCGGCGGCCACCAAGGCGGGCGTGGGCACCCCGTTGTCGGCCGCCGAGGAGACCTCGACCGAGCTGGCAGGGTTGAAGATCCTCGGCACCGAGATCGTCGGCGACGTCTCCACCGTGGTCATCGGCAGCCCCACCTACCAGGCCGGTGTCGACACCGTGCCGCACGTGACCTTCACCATCGCCGACCCCGAGGGTGACCTGCTCTGGAAGGCGGGCAACCTGTGGGTACAGGGCACCCGCGTGCAATACCGCGACCTCGACCTGCGTATCGACGAGCTGAAGTTCGAGCCCGGCAGCCACTCCACCGGCCAGCTCACCATCACGTGCATCGACGACATCGTGTATGCCCTGATGAAGCTGCGTGGGCCGCGCACCGCCGAGGGGCAGAGCGCCACCAGCTGGATCTGGACCGAGATGTATCTGGCCGGGCTCAGCCCGAGCAAGTACTTCCTGGGCGAGGCGGTGCCGACCCAGTCGGTGATCGCCCGCGACGCCGAGGACCAGTCGGGCACCGGCGGGTCCGGCGAGATCCCCAGCGCGTGGACCACCATCGTGCGCCTGGCGAAGGAGCTGGGTAAGCGGGTGTTCATCTCGGGCCGACGACTCGTGTTCGGGTCGGCCGCGTTCGCCATGCAGTGGACCGCCCCCGGCCCGCTGCGGCTGTCCTGGCACGCGCCGCCCACCGAGGGCGAGCGGTTCCTGACGATGCCTACCGCCCGGTACACCTCGATCGGCAGCCGCTCGGACGTCGTCCAGGTGACGGCGCGCGTGCCGCTCAACCGCGCCCAGTTCTTCCGCCCCGGCGTGCCCGTGATCATCCGCAACACGCCGAGCATCGCGGCGAACGAGTGGATCACCTACATGTGCACGGCGGTCTCCCACAACCTCGGGACCGACACCGACGGCGCCGACATCACCCTGACCTTGCCCGTGGACCCGCCGCCGCAGCCGCCCACCCAGACCACCAGCGCGGGCGCCAACGGCGGCTCGACCTCCTCGGGCTCGTCGGCCAGCGGCGGCGGCGCCGATGGGCAGATCGGCCGGTTCGTGGCACTGGCACTCCAGCAGGCGGGCAAGCGCTACGTCTTCGGCGCCGAGGCGTCACCGTCCGACCCGAACCCGCGCGCCTTCGACTGCTCCGAGCTGGTCGAGTGGGCCGCCGCACGCGTGGGGATCACCCCGCGTGTGCCGGACGGCTCGGCCGCCCAGCTCGCGCACTGCCGCTCGAAGGGAACCCTGATCAGCGTTCAGACCGGGATCAACACCAAGGGGGCACTGCTGTTCATGCCGGGCCACGTCGCCATCTCCCTCGGCAACGGCAAGACCATCGAGGCCATGAACCCCTCCTCGGGGGTTCGGCAGGGCAACGCCAGCGGCCGGGGCTGGACGGCGGCCGGACGCATTCCCGGCGCACAGGGGTACTGATGGGCGACTACGGCTACCTGCACATTGGGCGGGTGATCAACCAGGACGAGGCGTCCGGCGGCTACTACCTGGAGTCGGTGGCGCTGGCGCGGGACCGCAAGTGGGGGCCGTGTCCGTCGTGCGTGGCGGGACTCCAGCCGGGCGACCGGGTGGTCATGGCCGCGACCGGGACCAGCCGGGACAACTTGATCATCTTGGGCGCGCTCGACCCGCGCTACCCGGACATCAGCGACATCCCCGGCCTGACCGCCGCGCTCGCGGCCAAGGCCGACCAGACCGCGCTGGACGCGGTGAACACCGCGCTGGACGCCCGGCTGGACTCGGTGGAGGCCCTCGACGTCACCCAGAACTCCCGGCTGACCTCGATCGAGTCGCTGAACACCACGCAGAACACCCGGCTGGACGGGATCGACACCCTCAACACCACGCAGAACACGCGGCTGACCACCGCCGAGGGCACGATCGTCTCGCACACCGGCCAGATCTCGGCCATCCAGCAGTTCAGCCAGGTGTTCCAGGCCGCCCACGAGTTCGACGTTTACGGCGACCTCTACTCGTCGTTCCCGCGCATCTGGACCAGCAACATCCGGACCCTGACCCCGCAGGCGGTCTACATCTGGCGCACGCGCGTGCGCGTCGCGGCGGGGGTCGCGCGGCTGCGGGTGATCGTGCAGGCGGCCGGGACCGGCGCCGGTAGCTGCACCGCGTCGCTGCTCACGTCGAGCACGGCGGCCGGGCCGTACACGCTGGCGGGGACGGCGAACAACACGCTGACCGCGACCGGGGCGCAGGACTTCACGTTCACGAGCGCGAACGTCTCAGCGGGCACCTACATCATCTTGATGTTGTGGTGCAACAACTCCTATACGGTCGCACCCAAGATCGTCGCCTTGCAGAACGCCGTCCAGGTGAACGCGGGCGGCCTCAACCCGACCATCGTCTTCGGCGTGAAGACCGGCCAGGCCAGCCCGCCGACATCGATCACCATCACGGACGGGACCTGGACGGCCGACAACGCGCCGATCTGGATCGCGGCGGCCAACTAGCCATCCCGGCGCGTCTACCGCTGGTCAGCCCGGCCGCGATGAGACGATGCCCGCGTGCCCCGGCTGATCTCGTTCCCGTTCCGGCTCGACCCCACTGGCTCGATAGCCACGGTCGAGCAGGACAGCGACGGCGAGATCGACGAACAGATCGCCCTGGCCATGCTCACCCGGCCCGGTGAACGCATCCAGGCCCCGACCTTCGGGGTGGCCGACCCCGCGTTCGCGCGGTTCGCCGTCGGCGCGCTGCAACGTCACTGCAACGACTTCGGTCCCGAGGTGGACATCACGACCGTGAGCACGACCCTGCCAGCCGAAGGACGCGAGGAAGTCGTGATCAACTGGACTCGTCGAGACGAGACACGGGAGGTTCCGCCGCAGTGACCAGCCCCAGCGTGCAGCCGTCGCCGGACATCACCGGCTACGTCGACCTTCGCATTTTCGACATCTCCGACCAGGACATCGTGGACACCGGTCTGGCCGCAGCGCAGCTCAACCTGCCCGGCTGGGTGCCCCGCGAGGGCAACACCGAGGTCGTACTGATGGAGTCCCTGGCCCTGGAGGTCAGCGAAGCCGTGGTGGCCGTCAACCGGGTGCCCGGTGCCGTGGTGGCGGCGATCCTACTGCTGGCCGGCGTCGACAAGGA